TGTAGAGCTTGACGAGGTTCTCGTGGTCCAGATCAAAACGCTTCATGAGGCAATCCCTGTTTATGACTTCACAACGAATTCGAGTTCATACATTGTAGACAACTGCGTTACCCATAACTGCCGCTGCACTGTCACCCCCTGGGATCCCGAATGGGAAGAGCTAGGGCTGATTGATCCGCAGGAGGAGGCCAAGGCACGGGCAGACGTTCTGGCCGATCTGGAGGCCGCCGGCAAACAACCGATCAGTGGGCCGACGCCGTTTGAGAAGAGCTTGGGCATGGAGCAGGCGCCAGAGGCGCTCTGGACCCCGCCACGCCCAGCCGCAGGGGCAACCTAAGCAAAAGCGCTAGCCATGGCCTGGGTTTCCACTGACCGCGAAGCAATCCGCCGGCATCTCGCCATCCCGGCCACCACCATCGCCCTTGATCACCTTGATGTGCTCATGGGTGAAGCCTCAGCGGCGTCGATCACCACCAGCCAGAGCGCCATCGGCAAGCTCAACACCCTGGAAGCCAGCTTTGAGAGCAAGGCCTCTGAAGACTTGGGCCTGATCCGCGCCGACGTGCTCGAATGGCAGCCGGGCAACCCGGAAGCCAAGCTCGCCGGCATCCGCACCCAGCAGGCCTACTGGCGTGAGCAGCTGTCGCTCGCCATCGGCTACGACGGGCGCTTCTCCAACCTCTACGCCAAGCAAGGCGGCCAAGCAGAGCTACTGCGTTCCTGATTGGCAATTTCAGGCAGACCGCTTTAGGAGCGCCCACCTTGGCCTTTATGTCCGCCATCGGTTACCGCCTGTGGATGGCGGATGCCGCCTCCGCTGATGACACGCACCCCACTGCCACCACCGGCCTGACCGAGATCCTCAATCTCACCAACGCCGGTATCGAAGGCACCACCGAAACCCAAACGGTGACCGACTACGGCACCACTGGTGGCTTCCAAAAGGCTGTGGCCACCTCGCAGGGTTATTCCATGCAGATGGTGATGAACCTGGACACCGTGGATGCGGGCTACCAGCTCATCAAAGATGCAGCGATGGATGCTCCCACCGGTCAATACGTGAAGTGGTATCGGGAATCACCTGATCCTGGTGCTTCCGTGAGCACCGTGGAGAAGCACGCTGGCATCGGCATCATCACCGATTTCTCTGAATCGATTGAGGCTGGCGGCATCGCCACTGTCAGCTTCACCCTCCAGGGCTATGGCAGCTATTCCTATACCGCTGCCGTTGCTCCTACCCCCTGAGCTGACTGATGGCTAGTCCGCTGAATGCCTACAGCAATGGGGAGGTGACCTTTCACCTCCCTGCAGCGGGCACCACAACAGACCCGGCAACCGGCAACGTGGTGGCGAACACTACGGCGCAGGCTTACCGGGTCTTTCTCAAGGAAATTGGCGCCACCATCGGCCAGAACTTCGCTGGCGTGGATGTGCGCACCTCACGCTTTGAGGGGTATGCCACCGATCCGCAGCTGTTGGATGACGCGGTGCTTGAAGGCATGACCGGCACGCTGCAGATCGACGACGGCAGCACCTTTGAGGTGACGCTGGTGGCAGCTCGGAGCGCCTACGGCCGTCAAGGCATCGGTGCGCTGTTAGAAGCTCCTCTCGGCCACGCTGTGATCCTCGACGCGGTGCGCCAGGAGTGAGCCATGGATGTCCGCGTCAACTTCAACAGCAAAGATCTAGAAGCCAAGGTGCGGCAGGCCTTTGCCTCCTACAGCCAGCTGCTAGAGGCGCAGTTCACTAAAGAGATCACCACCAAGCAGTTCAACTGGCCCACGGAAACGCAACGGGGCAGTTACAACCGCAAAGGTGGTGGCCGTGAGAAGGTCCGCAGTCCCCGCGACATTGTGGATAGCGGTGCTTTCCGCCAAAGCCAGTTGCGCACTCAGGTCAGCCCGCTGCAATACCGCTACAGCTGGATCGGCTATGGCGCACCGATCTACTTCGGCTATAGCACCAAGGCGGGCAATCGGATGCCGCCAAGAGACTGGATTCGCCCAGCCTTAGGCAAGTTTCCGATCAGTGTCTTCATGCAGAAGTATTTAGACAGCTAGGCAACTTTGCCTAGGAAAGTGTGAATCATGGCCCAGTCGCTTGGTGAAGCGGTCTTTGACCTGAAGCTGAACGACCAAGCGTTTCAGGCCGGGCTGCGCCAAGCCGATCAGTCCGTCAAGGGCTTCACCGATTCCACCGGTCGGTTGCGTGATGAGTTTGGGCGCTTCATCCCCAAGCAGCAACTCGCAGCGCAGGGCTTGGCGGATTTCGCTGGCACCGCAGGCAAGAGCCAGGTGTTCCGTGCGCTGGGCGATGAGATCAAGAACATCGCGTTGCAGCTGGGCTTGGTGGCCACGGCGGCCAAGGCGTTTCAACAGTTGGCGCAAGCCGATGAGGCCTCGGCAGCCCTGCGCACGCTGGGCGTAGACACCGTTGAGCTGGGCAGCAACCTGCGCGTGGTGAGCGCTGAGCTGAAGGCCAACACCAGCACGCTGCAGCTCTCCAAGGCTGCCTATGACGTGGCTTCGGCTGGCTTTGCCAAGGCGGCTGATGCCACCGCCATCCTCAAGGCCTCAGCTCAAGGCGCTAAAGGCGGCTTCTCCGATCTGAACACGGTGGCCGATGCCACCACCTCGGTGCTCAATGCCTACGGGCTGTCGGCAGAGAACGCCACCAAGATCGTCGATGGCTTCATCACCACGCAGAACGACGGCAAGATCGTGGTGGGTCAATACGCCGATCAGATCGGTCGCGTGGCACCCATCGCGGCAGCCGCTGGCGTTGGCATTGATGAGCTGAATGCTGCGATCTCAGCAGCAACGGCTCAGGGTGTGCCGGTGGAATCCACCTTTGCTGGACTGCGGCAAGCAATTAGCAGCATCCTAAAGCCATCAAAGGAAGCTTCGGATCTTGCCGAAAGCTTGGGATTGAGGTTCAACGCGCAAGCTCTACAGGCAAAAGGCTTGGGCGCCTTCCTGCAGGACGTGGCGGTCAAGACGAAGGGCAACGCCGCGCAGAACAATGTGCTGTTCGGCTCGATTGAAGCCTTGGCGGCGGTGCAGCCGCTGCTCAACGACCAGCTGCAGAAGTACAACCAGTTTCTGGACAACCAGCGCAACAGCGCCGGGGCTGCAGCCGAAGCGGCCAATATCTCTAGTCAGACGATCAGCAGCGGCATCGCTGCCATTGGTAACGCTTTCAGCAACCTAGTCACCAGCAGCAACCTCTCGGGGATTGGCGATGCGTTTGTGGAGATTGCCGAGACGATCAACAGCATCAGCCTCACGCCAGCTGAGCAGCAGCTTGCAGGCATCACGACTGCGATTGAGCGGGTTACTGCCGAAATCCAGCGGCAAAAGGAATACGGCCTGGATACCACAGCGGCTGAAAACCGGCTGAAGCAACTGGAACAGCGAGCCAACGTGGTGCGTCAAGCCATCGGCGAGCAAACCCGCATTGAACAGCTGAAGGGTGAGGCGGCTGCCATTCAAAAACAAGCTGAGGAGCTGCAAAAGGCAGGCGTTAATGCAGAAGCGCTGAAGTCTGAGCTGATTGCCCTTGGCCTTGAAATCTCAGCGATTGAAGGACGCGATACATCTTTCCAGCTTCCAGGTCTTGGTCTTCTGGCCAATACCGTGTCCACCAAAGTCATTCCAGAGATCAAGAAGTTCAACAATGAGCTAAAGAACTCGGAGAAGCAGTTGGCGCAGCTGGAGTTAGAGAAAAAGCTCAAGCCGCCTGGGATTGATACCACTCAGCTTGATGGCGACATTGCCAAGGTAAAAGCGAACATTGAGTCACTGCAGGCCCGCATCAAGATCACGGCCCAATCGCAGGCGGTTGATAGTGAAATCAACCGTATCAAGAGTCAGCTGAATGACCCACGCCTCAGCCTGTCCTTGGTAGGGCCGCAGACACGCAAAGACCTGACGGATACCCTGTCCAGCCTTCAAGCGCAGAAGCAAATCCTGCAGCAGATCGGTGCGCAAGGCGCACAGAACAATCAAAAACAAGTGCAGGCAAGCCAGCAAGCAGACGCACAAGCGCAAAAACAAGCTCAGAATGTTGTTCTGCTTGCGAAACAGCAGGCAGCGGCTGCGGAACAGAAACAACTTGCTCTTCAAGCTGAAGTCCAGCAGCAAGAGCAGTTGCTTGGACAGCAAGCAACCAGGCTTAATCTTGAAGCAAATAGCCTTAAAGCAAACGAGCAAAGGCTTGGACTTTATGCTCAAGAGTTTAACCTGGTAGGCCAGATTGACAAGGCGCGTAATGATGCAGCCTTAAACAGGAGTAATACGGCTAAAACGCTTCTTGATCAAGAGCTTCAACAGGCCCAAGTATTGGCCGGCAGCGACGAGGAGCGCGCCAAGCTGCAACAGCTTTACGGTAAAGCAAAGCTAGATCAAACTCTTAGAGAGTTTGACATCAAGAAGAATGGATTAGCCTCTGAGCTGGCCAGTCAAGAGGCAAGCCTTGAGTTTGAGAAACTAAAGGCTGAGGCTGCCTCTCGGCGTGCAATTATTGAGGCTCAAATTGGAGTAATTAAGGCGCAGCAGGCAGTGGTCAAGGGTGACCCAGCAGCAGACCAGGAGCTGCAACTTGCAAAGCAGTTACTGGATCTAAGTCAGCAGTCTTACAACGATGAGCAACGCCTTGGTGATCTGCGTACTCAGCTGTTCAAGGATCAGAAGCAAGCGGCGATAGAAAGGTTAGAGAATGAGCGCTTAGTTGCGCTGAGTGGACTGAAAGCCTTTGGTACGGAGCAGCAACGTGCGCAGATACAGCGAGATGTCAATGACTTTATTAAGGATCAGGCTAGAAACACTGGAATCGCCAGCGTTGCTGCGGGTAATTTCAAGCGGGAGCTGCAGAACTCTGTAAAAGCACGAGGAGAGCTTTCTGATGCGTTTGAGGCGCAAGTTAAAACGGTGCTTGATGGATCTGGGCAGTTTGCGCAGATGAACAGTCTGCTGTCATCTATCGCTCTAAACACATCTAAGCCGCCAACCGTGAACGTCACCGTCAACAACTCCGGTGGCGGCTGCGGTGGCAACTCAAGTGCAAGCGTGAAGGCGAGCGGACGCAGCTGAGATGAGTGTCACGATTAACGGCCTCACCATCAGCACGCTCACCGCTCAGCCCTTTGGCTACGAAGCGGACGACGTGCGCAATGGCCTCGCCGCACGGCAGTGGACCGTGGCAGGGCTGCTGAACAGCACGCAGCTGGGGCAGTTCAAAAGCATCTGATGGCCTCACGGCGAGCGGTGTGGCCTGTTGGTTCAGCGAGGCGCCGAGCTTTGAGCAGGTGGGCGCCTATGTGCAGCTGACCGCCACGTTGGTGGATGCCACGCAGGCCTTGGCGGTGGCCAAGAAGGCGCTGGAGAAAAGCGCGGCAGCTGATGATGCGTTGCTGCCCAACCTTGGCACCGTCACCTTGGGCGGGGTCACCATCACGCTCACCGAGCCGATGGAGACCTTGGATGATCTGCCCACCTTGGAGCGCACCGCAGGCGGCACGGCCTACCTGACTGGTCCGCTGCGCGCCTCAGCTGTGCGCACGATCACCGGCACCGTCGCCAATGAGGCGGCCTACAACACCCTGCGCAACTGGGTGAGCACCACGGTGCAAAGCACACCAGCAGTAGGGGATTGGTTTCCAACGGCACCACCTACAGCGTCGGTTGAGGCACGCATTGTCGGCGGCCTAAAGGTCAATCAGTGGACCGTGACCCTGACGGTGGAGCAGGTCTGATGGTGCTGGATGCACGCGCGCAGGTGCTCTGCAACCTCGGCCCGGTCATCTCGGGGTCGCTGAGTGACGATCACGCGCAAGGCAATGGCGTGATCACCACCACCGGCGAGCTGGTGCTCGCGGGCTTGATCACCGCCCGGCCGGGTGATGAGGTGCAGCTGGGCTACATCACGCCGGATCAGACGCAGGTGGCGCGCTTTCCGCGTTCACGGCTGCGGGTGCTCAAGGGCTTTGCCAATCCCTTGACCCGCCAGACCACGGTGCAGGTCGGCGATGAGCTGGCCTACAAGAAGAGCCGCAAGGGCTCGGTGGTGCAGAGCGGCCTGCTGGATGTGGTCAATGGCCGCGCACCGGGTACGGGGCTGAGCATCCGCATGGCGGAAGCCGCCAAGCTGGCCGCTGATCGCCTTGGGATGGTGATCACCTCGGTGTCGCTGACCACGCGCAAGACGGCCAGCAGCATCGACATGGGCCAGGGCTATGTGCAATTCCTCAGCGATGCCATGGTCTCCGAAGGCCGCATCGCGTATCAGCAGCAGGACGGCACGATCATCAGCATTGAGCTGCAACCGGCCAACCTGGAAGGCCCCTCGATCCTGATCAGTGATCTGATCGACGTGGCGCCCACCGAAGGCGGTGAGGATCCAGCACCAGTGGCCTCTGGTGTGGGGCAAAGCGAAGCGCTGGTGCAGACCAACGACCTGCCGCTGGAAGTGCCTGAGCTGGTGGCCCCCGAGAACGCGGTGGCCGATCCGGTCAATCCTGCGGTGGGTGTGGCCGAGAAGATCCCCGACACCTTGACGGTGCCTACCCGGCCCGAGGCGTTGCCGATCACTACGCCGGAGGCGCCCACAGCCGAGGAGCCTGGTGCAGAAGGCCGAAAGCTGAATCTGGGCAGCAGCTGGACCAACAGCAAAACCGAAACCAGCACCACGCTGCGGATCAGCAACAGCAACGGCGGCTTGATTCCGCTGCAGATCACCGAGACCAACATCA